TGACAGGGATGATGGCTGGTGGTCCAGTAAAAAGAAAGCGTTCAATAGATGGTTGTGCAAAGAAAGGGAAAACAAGAGCCGTATGATGGAAAAAATTTGTCCTATATGTAAGACAGCTTTAAAAGACACGAAAGAAAATCAAGTCAAATGCATTACTTGCCAAGTAGTAATATCAGAAGATATACAATGGCAAAGTAAATATGGATACGAGTGGGTACAGGAAGATGCCAAAACGTAATTATCGTGGTGAGTATGATAAATATCATAAGAAGCCAGATCAGAAAAAGAATAGAGCTAGTAGAAATACTGCTCGATCTAAGATGAAGACTGCAGGCAAAGTAACTAAAGGTGATGGCAAAGATGTTTCTCATAGGAATGGCAATCCTAAAGACAATAAAAGAAAGAATCTAGCCGTAAAACCCAAGTCAGTTAACAGATCATTTGCCAGAACAAGTAAAGCAAAGAAGGTTAATAGGAGAGCTTAATGAAAGTTACAAGACTAAAGAGTGGTGGATTTATATCATCAGGTACAGATGCTGGTGATTTAAATATACTACGAACAGCCAAGAACATTGATGACGGAAGTTCTAATGGCATGAAATCTGGTGGAGCTGTTAAAAATAAAAAAAAGACAGGTTCTGATTTAACAGTTGAAGAAATAAGAAGAATACAAAAAAGAATTAATGAGGGCAAAACAAGAATACCATCTAATTTGCAAAGGATGCAAAAGAATATGAAAGAGGGTGGTAAGACTAAAAGTAAAGTTAACGAAGCGGGTAATTACACAAAGCCCGGAATGAGAAAGAAAATATTTAACAGAATAAAAGCAGGTGGCAAGGGTGGAAGACCCGGTCAATGGTCTGCTAGAAAAGCACAAATGATGGCTAAAGCCTACAAAAAAGCAGGTGGTGGCTACAAATAAGGAATGATACATCATGGACCCAGTTACTATATCCGTTGCCGTTGGCGTAGCGTCAAAAGCATTTAGCGCCATAAAAGCCGGATTTCAAGCTGGTCGTGATATTGAACAGATGTCTGGCGACATAGGCAGATGGATGGGGGCTGTGTCTGATGTTGATAATGCTGAGAAACAAGCTAAAAACCCTCCCCTGTTTGGCAAATTGTTTAAGGCTGGTTCGATTGAAGAAGCAGCTCTCTCTGCTTTTGCAGCCAAGAAGAAACTTGAGGAACAGAGATATGAACTCAAGACATTTTTAAATTTAACTCATGGGCCGGGAGCGTATGAAGAGCTTTTGGCTATGGAGGGCAGGATAAGAAAAGAGCGTCAACAAACAATATATAAGCAACAGCAGTTAAGAAGACAATTAGGTGAAGGCATTGCTTGGATATTTTTAGTAATGATAGCTGGAGGGTTTTTATTATTAGTTACATCTATATATTTTAACAAAGCAAGAGCTGATGGATATACTTACAAGCCAAAGGAATATACAAAACAACAAAAAATACATCAGGGTAAGATTAAAAAAAAAATTATACAACTTGTAGATTAAAGAAAAGGATAAAATCAAGAACTGGTATGATGGCTTGTGTTTATATAGGTAATAATAAAACATATGAGATGATGATTGAAAGTTGGTGTCCTAAACAATACAAATGTATTTATAATCCGTGGGGCAAGGAGCCTAACATAGATGATGTGATAAATTCTTTGAATAGTGCAGTAAAGAATAAGTGATGGAAAAGAAAAAAATTAAAAAGATCATGGATCAAAAGAAGCTACAGTCTTCTAGTAAGTATAATGAATATGACCTAGATGGTGATGGAATTGTATCTGATGCAGAGCTTTCTAATATGAAAGAAATCAAGGAGACAGAAACAGCTCTTCGCAAAAACCTTGCTCAACTAAGAATGGCAAGGTATACTTTAATAGCAATGGGATTGTTTACTTTTATGATGTTTATGCCGTTTATAAGTATAGAAAGAATTAATGCACTAGCAGAAATTTCCTCACTTTTCTACATTTCAGGCGCAGGCATTGTCGGTGCATATATGGGTACAACAGCTTGGATGAATAAAAAATAATGGGTGGATTAAAAAAATCACAAAGGAGTTTAAAGGCTTGGGGTAAACAGAAATGGCGAACAAAAAGTGGTAAGCCTAGTACACAGGGGCCAAAAGCAACTGGCGAGCGTTACTTACCTGCGAAAGCAATTAAAGCTCTATCGTCCTCTGAATACGCCCGTTCTACGGCTGCTAAACGAAAGGCAACTAGAGCAGGTAAACAAGTGGCTAAACAACCCAAGAAGATTGCAAGAAAGACGAGAGCTTATAGAAAGGTCACATAAATGGCAGTAGTAGTTCCAGATATACCAGATCTCTTTGAAGAGGCATATCAAAGAGCAGGCTTAGAGCTTAGAACTGGTAATGATCTAAGAAACGCAAGACGTAGTTTTAACTTATTAACTATGGAATGGCAGAATAGAGGATTAAATCTTTGGACTATTGCCTCTGGTACACAGGCATTAACATCTGGTACAGCAACATACACACTGCCAACTGATACTGTAGATCTTATAGAGCATCAGATAAGAACAGGGACTGGCACAAGTCAGGTAGACACAAACTTAACAAGAATTAGTGTTTCAACATATGCACAGCAATCAGCAAAGAATACAACAGGTAAACCGACACAGATATTTATACAAAGACTTGCTGCATCTGTAACAGCCACATTATGGCCCGTGCCTGACAGTGCAGATACATACACATTATCTTTTTTTAGAGTAGTTGGTATTGATGGTATTAGTTCTGGTATAGATGGAACAACAACATCTTTTATACCACCAAGATTTGCACCTTGTCTTGTTTCTGGATTAGCTTATTACATAGCTATGAAAAGACCTGAAGTTGCAAATAGAGTAGCTCCCCTCAAACAGGAATATGAATTTCAGTTTGAACTAGCAGCAGGGGAAGACCAAGATAGCTCGTCTGCTAGATTTGTACCATACAACACTTTCTACGGAGGTTAAAATGCCACAATATAAAATCAAATCTGGAGATACGTTATCACAGATAGCAAAGAAAAAAGGATTTACATTAAAACAATTAATGGCCGCAAATCCAAGCATAACTAATGCTAACAAAATTAGAGCAGGCGCTAATTTAAAATTACCTTATCAGGCATCAAAGATTGGTAGCACTAAAACTATGGGTGGCGCCACAGTTGGTGGTAGTACAAAACAAAGTCCTTACAAAGGCATGACTAAAACACAAATGGCGACACTTCAGCCTAAAAAAAATAATGTTAAAAAAAGAAAAGTTGCATTAACTCCTCCACCTACACCTAAGTTAAAGCCAAAGAAAAAAATAGATAGGATGAGAAGAAAAAAGTTATACTCAACTAAATCACCATCTTTAGGGAGCAGATAATGCCGATAATTATTACACCGAAAAAAAACAAAAAGAAAGATCCATTGAGAGCCGATAAAACTGAATCTTTAAATAAAAAATTTAGTCGAGGTGTTTCTGATGCCAACAAAAAAGCCATGAAGAATGTAAATAAAAAGGCAAAAGGTGGTGATGTTGGAAAAATTTTAGATAAAAAATCTTCTTCAGCAATAAGAAAAGGAGGGGGTTCTATATCAGAAAAAGAGATGATTAAGATTATGCTAGATGCTGGGAAGGAATCAGGTCTTTTTAAAAAGGCAGATGGAGGAGCCATGAACATAGGAAAAGGTAGAAATAAAAAACCTATGAACATGAAGTCACCAAAGCCAAAAGAAATGCCAAGAGGCAGATCTAAAAAGCCAAGTAAACCTCGTGGAGCTATGCCTTTTATCATGCCAAAACAGCAAGAGATGATGGAAAGAATGTTAGGCAAAGGCAAACCTATGGAAGCCAAAGTAGGTGGACCTCTTAAATCTGTTCCAGAAGGAAATAAAGGAAAGGGTCTCAGTAAATTACCTACACCAGTTCGTAATAAAATGGGCTTCATGAAACAAGGTGGTAAGATTATGAAGATGCGTGGTGGAGGAATGGCTGAAAGAGGTATAAGTTTTAGAATGAGATAAAAGTTAACGGTAACTTATAGTGTCTAGATTAATATGTAATTTACCTGCAATTAATGTTTGGGTAAGAAAAGAATATCTCAGAGATCATGAAGATGGTCATGGAGAGTTTGTAAAAGGCGTATGGATATCTTGTAAATCCTTGCCCGGAAGAGCTTTTTACTTTGAAACGTATTTACCAGAGTATGGTGCGATGTTTGATAAATTACCTATAAGTGCTTTTCTTAGCGAGCCTAAAACACCTAACCCAGATCTTGCATTGTATAATTTACAGTTTTGGAATTGTATGGATTATAATGTTACTTGCCTACAAAAACAGTTTATAGGTTCTATGAGTTACGAAGTTTATACAAGAGATGCTGGTTCTGTAAAAGGTTCTTATGTTGCAACTTTAGATAATTATCATGGTGATATAGACACAGTTGATTTTAGCACAAGTGAAACACCAGAAGAACATAAGTCACATAATATTATAGAGTTAGAGAATGGTCAGTATTGCTTGTATCCTAACAACAGGACAAGAATATATGATAACAGCCTAACACCTGATGAGCCTTTAACACCTGATTTTAAAGTTAGCACATATTATTATCAGGTAGAGAATGAGAATAAATTAGATAGATTTGGAGATAGTGATGAATATTTCTATAAATCTAAGAAAGAGAAGTAATGGCATACTCTGCAGGAAAATACGCTTATGGTATTTGTGATAAAACAGGATTTAGATATCCTTTGAAAGAACTCATACCTGAAATAAGAAATGGATCTAAGACAGGATTGATAGTGGGATATGATGTAGTCGATCCAGATCACCCACAAAACTTCTTAGGCAGAATTAAAATAGATGATACACAGTCACTACTTAACGCAAGGCCAGACAGAGTAGAGCCTGCAACAGAGAGATTATTAAACAAAGACCCTTTTACTACAGCAGCAGCAGATAGTGGTACAACAGAGATAACTGTAAAAGAAAACAGTCATGGCAGATCAACATCAGATAGAGTTAGATTTAGAAACTGTATTGGATTTGACGGAATTACAAAGGCTGTCTTTGAATTGGCAGATGGATATGTTATAACTAAACTTACAGATGATACATATAAATTTACTGTTTCAGCATCATCTACAGCAGGCTCTGTAACATCAGGTGGAGAGTTTGTTAGTGTTGGACCAGTTACATTGGAGGCTTAAATGAGCTTTACATTAGCACAATTAAAAACTGCTATACAGGATTATACTGACAATGCAGAGACAGCCTTTGTAACTCATTTACCTGACTTTATAAAAGCGGCAGAAGAAAGAATATTTAAAAGCGTAGATCTAGAAATATTTAGAAAGAATGTTACATCTGCATTTACAACAAGTGATAAGTTTTTAACATTACCATCAGACTATTTAGCGTCATTTTCACTGCAAATAACCACATCTGGTAGTGAAGCATTTCTTTTACAGAAAGATGTCAACTTCTTACAAGAAGCCTATGATGCATCCTCATCCACAGCAACACCTAGATTTTATGCACAGTTTGATGCAAATAACTTTATTGTTGCCCCTACCCCAAATTCAAATTATGCAGTAGAATTACACTACTATTATAGACCAGCTAGTTTAACTGCTGGTGCAGATAGTGGTACAACATGGTTAAGCACTAATGCTCCATTTGCATTATTGTTTGGCTCGTTGGTAGATGCATATTTATTTATGAAAGGTGAGCCTGATCTTATACAGCAATATGAAAAAAGATTTATGGATCAATTAACCAGACTTAAAGATTACGGAGAAGCTAGGGAAAATACTGACGCTTACTCTGAGGGTCTACCAAGAGCGCAAAGAACATAGGAGTAAAAAATGGCAACATCTAATGCAGCAACCAATTATCTAGAAAGAAGGTTGTTAAATTTTATATTTAAAAATAATGCATCTATAGGTGGAGTAACTTTTGCTTCTCCGGGAGATAGCATTTATGTAGGACTTGCAACCGCAGTTAGCGCATTAGAAGATTCTACTTTAACAGAAGCTGATTTTAACGGATATACTAGAAAACAAGTTCCAGCCGCTAAATGGGATATTATTGGGGATGACACAACAGATACTCAAACAGCTAAAAATAATGACAGCATAGAGTTTGATGCCCACACTGGAGGAAGTAGTGCTGGTTCGGCTGCTGACGTAATAACTCATGTGTTTATTGTTGATGCATCTAGTAGTGGTAATATACTATTTGTTGGTGAATTAGATTCTAGTAAAACAATAGCTAGTGGTGACATATTTAGAATTAATGCAAATAACTTAACGATAGAGCTTAATTAATGGCATTTGTAATAAATGACAGGGTAAAGGAAACATCAGATACAACTGGTACTGGAACACTTAATTTAGCTGGTGCAACTACTGGTTTTGAAACATTTGTTGCAGGTATTGGAAGTGGAAATACTACGTATTATGCTATAACACTAGCAGGAACGGCAGAGTTTGAAGTTGGCATAGGCACTGTAACAGACGCAAGTCCAGACACTTTATCTAGAGACACTATATTATCATCTTCTAATTCAGATAGTGCAGTTAATTTTAGCTCTGGTACAAAGACTATTTTTTGTACAATACCAGCATCCAAGTCAGTTCTTTTAAGTGACGTTGGAGCTTCTACTTTAGATTTAAGTTCTGCTAATATACATGCAGGTCGTTATGGTAGCTCTTCCTCTCCTATAATTATAAAAGTTACTGTTGCATCTAAGTCGGCACATCCATACCAAGGCGATGGTAGTGGTAATGCTTACTACTTAAATGGTATTGAAGCACCTGCTTTAACTTTTCACGGTGCAGATAATGTAACCTCAGACTCTGGATATTATTATAGGTTTGACCAATCAGACAGTAGTAATGGAACTCATCCACTTAGATTTTATTTAGACGCTGAAAGAACAACAGCTTATACAACTGGCGTTACAACTAATGGAACAGCAGGAAGTAGTGGTGCATACACTCAAATAGATGTAGATGAAGACACACCTAATATACTTTATTATCAATGTTCCTCTCATGCTTATATGGGTAATTATGCAATTACGTTAGGATCTAATAAAATAAATCATACTAAAGTTCTAATAGATTTTCCAACTACAACTGGAACACTTGTGGGAACAGGTGATACAGGTTCAGTAACTAATACTATGTTAGCTGGATCTATCGCAGATAGTAAGCTAAATCAAATAACTACGGCAGGAAAAGTTGCTCTTGGTGCTTTAGAAATAGATGGTGCAAGTGATATTGGAGCAGATTTAGTAGACGCAGATTTAATTATTGTTGATGATGGTGCAGGTGGAACAGAAGTTAAATCTACTTTAACAAGAGTAAAAAAGTATATTTACTCTGCTATGGGAGGTGATGCGACTGCAAGCGATACTGGAACTCTTACAATAGCAAACACTTCCGTAGAAACAGGTATGATTGCAAATAATGCAATAACAGCTACACAAATAGCTGATGATGCCGTTGGAGCAGATCAATTAGCATCAAGTGCAGTTGTTACAGATTCTATTGTAAATGCTAATGTTACTTTAGCAAAGATAGCAAACCAAGCTGCAAATACTGTATTAGTAAGAGATGCTAATAGTTCTGGTGTTTTGTCTGCGAAAGCAGTTGCAGACACACAAATACTAATAGGTGACGGAACTGGATTTACAGCAGCAGCATTGTCTGGCGATGTAACAATGGCAAATGATGGAGCAGTTACAATCGGTGCTACAAAAGTAGTAAATTCTATGTTAGCAGACGATGCAGTAGGAGCAGATGAACTTGCTGCAAATGCCGTAGTTAATGCAAGTGTTGCGTCTGGTGCTGCAATAGCATTTAGTAAGATGGCAGACTTAACAGCATCAAGAGCATTAGTATCTGATGGCAGTGGAGATGTATCTGTAAGTGCAGTTACTTCTACAGAGATTGGATATTTAGATGGAGTAACGTCTGCTGTGCAAACACAAATAAACGCAAGAGCAGGAAAAGGTTTTGCTGTGGCAATGGCTATAGCTTTATAGGAGTAAAACATGGCACAAGATTTTGAAAGAAGCATTGCAAGGAACGTAGGAACGAGTGAAGTAGTTTTACGAACTGCAAATTCTGATGATGCCTTAATTGGTATCAATATTGCTAATGTCGCAACTTCACAAATTTTGGTAGATGTATATATCACTGGAACAGGTGCTAGTCTTGATTACTATATTGTTAAATCTGCCCCCATTCCAGTAGGTTCAGCATTACAGGTATTAGATGGTGGTGCAAAGATTGCAATGATATCTGGCGATATACTTAATGTTAAGAGTAATACTGCAGATAGTGCAGATGTTTGGGTATCAGTTGTTGATACTATTAGTGAGTAGGATAAAATATGCCGTACATAGGTAATACAGCAGGTAACAGATTTGTAGCTAGTAAAACTGCAACACAATTTTCTGGCGATGGTTCTGCCGTTGATTTTACACTAGATCATTCAGTAGGCTCTCCTGAAGATATACTTGTATCTGTAGATGGTGTTATCCAAGAACCATCAGTAGCCTATGCAGTAAGCAGTGGAACAACACTTACATTTACTGCTGCACCATCAAGTAACTCTGGTAATAATATATTTGTTTATTATTTGTTTAGAACTGTGGCTACAGTTGACCATCCTGCAACAAGTGCTTTGAGTGCAACAAGTGGTACTTTTAGTACAAATGCTACTATAGCAGGTACTCTTGGTGTTACAGGTGCTACTACATTAACTGGTGCTTTGACTGTAAATGACCCTATTCAAATATTGAATGGAAGCAATGTTAACACAGCTAGTACAGATGCAGATGACTTAATTATAGAAGGACCTAATGATTGTGGATTATCTATTCTATCTGCAACAACTGGTCGTATATTTTTTGGTGATGCAAGTAATGATGATGCAGGTAGCATACGTTATGTTCATACTGATGATAGCATGAGATTTGAAGCAAATGACGAAGAAGCTATGCGTATTCATTCCATTGGTGCTGTAACCAAGCCACTACAACCTTCTTTTATGGTATATGCTTCAGGAGCCACTAATTTGTCTCTTAATGCAACCTATACGATTGCTTTTGGTACACCGATACATGACAACAATAGTGATTTTGCATCTAACACTTTTACTGCTCCCGTTACAGGAAAGTATCAACTTAATCTTACTGTAAGATTAGATTCTTTAGATGATGCTACTCAATATTATATGTGCAAAATTGTAACAAGTAATAGAGAATATCAAAATATTCATGGTAATAGTGGTTATGACGCTGATGTAAATTATATGAATGTAAATTTTTCTGTAGTTGCAGATATGGATGCAAGTGATACAGCTACGGCAGTAGTTGACATACCTAGTCTTGGGTCAGCACAGGTTGATGTAAATGGAGCAACAACCTTTTCAGGATTTTTAGTCTGTTAGGCAAGAAGGAGTAAATAATGGCATTAACACAAGTATTAACAGGTGGCATAAAAGCTGATGCTGTAGACAATACCATATTAAAGTTAGATGATAATTTTGCATTTACTGGTACTGTAAGTGGTGCAGGTGACACTTCACATTTTGTCAAACTTTTTTCTAGTATAAGTAATAGTGCTGCTTCAAATGTAACTACAGATACAGTTACAAGTTCTTATAGTAATTATTTATTGCAAGGTTCAGTAGTTGCCACAGATGGTCAAAATAGTTCAATAGATATTTATTTAAGGGCTGGTGGAAGTGATGTAAGTAGTGGTAATACTGGAGTGGCTGTATATCAAGGAGAATATTTTAATAGAGCAGCAGATGCTGGAGTATCAGGCAATGTTTCAAACGGTGATAATCATTATTTAAGAATACCAGAAAATCAAAATATATATGGTGGTAGTATTATGTCATTCCAAGTACAATTTGCTGTTTTATATGGTGGATTAGTTACTGGTCAAACAAATTTATCAAATCCAGTTAATAGAACTATTAGAAATGGTTGGTATAATTGGTCAATGCAATCTGTATCTTCTTCAGATTATTATGGCGCACAAGGTTGGTTTAGATTTGATAATCCAAATCAGAATGTATCAGCAGTAACAGGAATAAAAGTAAATAGTGGTGTTAGTAATTTTACAAAACACAATGTAGCACTTTATGGGTATGTAGAATAAGAGAAAATTTTATGGCTAGATTTCAAATATTAAATGGAAAAAGAGTACAGCTTACTGACGAAGAAGAAAAAGCAAGAGATGCAGAAGAAAAGGCATGGAATGATGCACAACCAGCTAGACGTATGGCAGAACTACGCAGAAGAAGAAATCAATTATTAATTGAAACAGATTACTTAGGTTTATCAGATGTAACAATGACAGATGCTTGGAAAACATATAGACAATTGTTAAGAGATATTACTAAGCAAACACCAACAGATGATATGTTAAGTAATATTACGTTTCCAACAAAGCCAACGGAGTAACTTATGCCGTATATAGGAGTCAGTCCACAATTTGGAGTTAGAAGAAAGCATACTTACACTGCCACAGCAGGACAGACTAGTTTTAGTGGTGCAGGATCAGAAGGTGCTACTTTAAGTTATAGAGACAGCACTTTTGTTGATGTATATCAAAATGGTATAAAGTTAGGTGATGCTGATTACACATCTACAAGTGGTACAGCTATTGTTTTAGCTCAAGGAGCGTCAGTTGATGACCTTGTAGAAATAATTGTTTTTGATGTTTTTAGTGTAGCCGACACAGTAAGTAAAGCAGACGGTGGCACGTTTGATGGTAATGTTACTATGGGTGGAACATTAGATGTTTCGGGTGCGTTTACTTCACAAGGTATAGACGATAATGCTGATGCTACAGCTATTACTATATCAAGTGGTGAGGTTGTTACACTAAGTAACAATCTTATAACTAATGGTAATGTGCTAAGAGGAGTTGACGACAGTAGTAACACTTTTGGTGGGGGAACTGCTTCAAACAGTGGTGGAAATATAGCTGCTTACGGTTCTTCTCATAGTTCTTTAGCAAGTAATATTAGATTTAGAAGTGGTAGCACAGTAACCATGTTAATGGATTCTACTGGTGCTATGACTAAACCACTACAACCTGCTTTTTTAGCACATCCTGCTTCTACAATTACAAATATTAGCACTGGTGCCAATAATGGTTTAGTTTTTGGCACAGAAAGATTTGACCAAAATTCAGACTACAATGCTTCAAATGGTGTATTTACAGCACCAGTAACAGGTAAGTATATGTTTAATGTATCATTTTACTTAAATAATATAGATTCAGCAGTAACTTATTACGAGCCTAGATTAGATACTTCTAACAGGTCATATTATATAATTGTTGACCCTGACTTTGGACAAGATAATGCTTACTTTACTATTACTTTTGCTCAATTAGTAGATATGGATGCAAACGATACTGCTGATATAAACATTCATCAAGATGGTGGAACCAGTCAAACAGATATTAGTTCTAATTCAATGTTTTCAATGTACTTAGTATGTTAATTAGCCAAGAGTGAAACAACTCAATCATAAAGGAGATATAAAATGGCAAATCACACAAAGACAATAACATTAACAGATTTACAACAGAAGATTCTGTCTAATGATTTATACAATGATGTATCAGACAATGCAGGTGTAGATGCTTGGATTGATGGTGCAATAACTGGTAAGTTAAACAACTGTTGGAAACGTATGCAATCAGAGTGGACTACAAAGTTAATGAATGATGATAGCTTCACGGATGCAATACCAAGTAACCAAGCAGACTTTGTTGCACTTGTAACTGCGAGAAGTGACTATACAACTCGTAAGCAAAGAGATGATGCTAACAAGATTAGCTAGGAGCAAGTAATGACCAAAGCAGCAGAATTAGCAAAGATGGGTGAAGTCCTAACCAATAGTCAGATTGGTGGGCGAAGAAATATTATCATCAATGGTGCAATGCAAGTAGGACAGAGGGGAACTACAACTGGTATGGGAGATTCCAACAAATATGGTGCTTGTGACAGATTTATAATTACTTCTTCTGGCACTAATGGCAGACTTACTTCTACACAAGATACTGATGCTCCTGCTGGATTTACAACTGCGTATAAACTTGACTGTACTACAGCAGTTGCTGATGCAAGTATAGCTAGTGGAGCTTTAACTAGAATAAGATATAGAATTGAAGGACAAGATATACAGCACTTACAAAGTGGTACTTCAACTGCAAAAAAAATAACATTAACTTATTATGCAAAAGCAAATGTTGCAGGTGTATATATTGTTGAAGCACAAGATAATGGTAATAATAGAGTTGCATCAGTTGCACACAGTATAACAACTTCTTATCAAAAATTTACTCACACATTTCCTGCCGACACAACAGGTACAATAGCTAATGATACTAACACAGGTTTTACAATTTCTTGGTATTTACACGCAGGCTCTGATTATAAAAGTGGAACACTATCTAGTACTTTTATAGCAGGTAATAATGCTAATAAAGGAGTAGGTCAAACAGGTAATGTTTTTAAAACTACTGATTCAACATTTTTTCTTACTGGAGTCCAATTAGAAATAGGTGAACAAGCCACACCATTTGAGTATAGGTCATTTGGAGAAGAACTGCAGCTATGCCAAAGATATTACTATGAGAGAATGGGTGCAGGAACTGCTTTAGCAGTTTCAGATGGACAATATCAATGGGCGATGAATGGCATTGCTTATAATACAACTTTAGGAGTAGGTGGACTTTCATTTCCAACTCCAATGAGAGCAACTCCTACTCTTGGATATAGTGCTGTAGCACATTTTATAAAACAAACAGCAGGTCGTGGAGATGAAGTAACTGCTATAAATTTATATGATGGAACAGAAAATGCAACAACTATGACAGCATATATTCAATTTAACAGTAGCACTTCTACTGCAGGTGGAGCAATTATGACTACTCAAAATGCAAGTGCTAGATTAAATTTTGATGCAGAATTATAGAGGTTAATATGATATTTGAAAATGCACAATATATAAAAGGAAGAGAAAATAAAATTGTTGCTGTGTCAGCAGTTGCAGATGGTAAAAATGTATCTATACCAATAGCTATAGGAAATAGGTATTATGATGAAATTAAAAAACAACTAGATGCAGGAACACTAACTATAAAGGATGCAGATTGATGCTAGGTCACTCTGCTATAGCTGAAGTTGCTATTGCTGATTTAGGTGGAGCTGTCATTACTGGCTCTTCAGATATGACTGCCATAGGATCAGTTGTAAGTGTGGGTGTTGGCACATTAACTGGTAAGTCAGATATAAGTGCAATTTTTACTCAAACAACAGAAGTTAACACTAAATCAAGTGGAGTTCTTGATGTTTCATTTAGTTTTACACAAACAACTACAGATATAAAGTTAGTTAATCTTGGATCTGCAAGTCTAGATAGTATTTTTACAAAAACTACACAAGGTGGTTTAACGGTTTCTGCTTCTGCAACAAAAAACTTAAATTTTACAAAAACAACAACAGGCGATATACTGTTTGTAGATGTTTTAACAAATGCTACGACAGAAACATATACAGAGATAACACCAACTGGTACAGAAACATATTCAGAAATAACTCCGTCTGGAACGGAATCATGGACAGAAATACAGTGAGGTAAAAATGGCAAGTACATATACAACAAATACAGGTATAGAAAAGATTGGTTCTGGTGAACAATCCGGTAGTTGGGGAGTAACAACAAATAATAATTTTGATATAATTGACAGAACGTTAAACGGTGTTGTCAGCTTAACTATAACTGGCAATAAACTATTAACAACTAGTGATGGTTCTCTGTCAGAAGGTCATTATAAAATTCTATTGTTAACAGGGTCACCAAGTGGTCAATTTAATTTACATATTAGTCCTAACGATCAACAAAAGTGGTTTTTTGTAAAAAATAACACTAATCAAACAGCTAATATAAGGCAAGGTCCTGCGGATGCAGATGCTTCAGATGGAAGTGGAACTGAGGTTTTACTTGCTAGTGGTTCTTCAGCAATAGTTTTTGCAGACGGAACAGGTTCAAATGCAAATGTTTCACAAGTTCCAACTGACCTTATTAATGATGCAACTCCACAGCTTGGAGGTGATTTAGACACCAATGGCAATGCAATATTATTTGGATCAAGTAAGTGGGCCATATCATTAGATACTGGCGATAATGAGCTGTTATTTAAGTATAATGGCACAACAGTATTTAAATTGGGATCTAATGGTGCAGTAACATCTGCCAATAATGTAACAGCATTTGGAACAAGTTTATAATGGCAGCACTGCAAGCATCTGGAGCTATATCATTGCAAGATATTGAAGAACAGTACACACCCGGGTCAAACTTACCAAGTCGAGGATTAAATGATTTTTATCTTGGTGGTTCATTAGTTCGTGCTAATGCTGGTAATAATTCTTCTACTAATATGTCTGCTGGTGTACCAGCTTCTGGCACTATTTCTTTTAATGATTTTTATGGTAAAGAAAGAGCTTTTAAAAAAACATTTAGTGATGGAGATACAAACCAAAGTGCAAACACTATTTTTGGTGATGACTTTGCAGTAGATTACCCAAAACAACTTGTATTAGGTTCAGGGCATACTATTGGCTCAACTAATCCATCTAATGCTGCTTTAACAATAGAAACTAATGGTGTTGGTTCAATAACTGTTACAAACGAAGGTAGTATTGAGGGTGCTGGTGGTACGGCAGGTGGTGGCGCTGGTGGTAATGCACTTGAGGTGGCTGGAAGTGTTGCCGTAACTTTAGTAAATAATGGAACAATTAAAGCTGGTGGTGGAGGAGGAGGCGCTGGTGGAGCAGGCGGTGCAGGAAGTGCTGGTTCCACGGCTACAATCTCTAGCGTAACAGACAAAGTTGGGAGCAAGCCTACTTTCGTTCCATATAGTGTTAAAACTCAATTTGTTCCTGCAAGAGCTTGGTCTGGTATTGGTTCTGGTGAATGGGGTTTAAATACATCAGGTAGCACAGTAACTTCTAGTATATCTGATAGAGGTCCAATGTGGTATTCGTTTCAAGTTAATAAATCTGCTGAATATAGTTTATCTGCATCAATTACTGATCCTTATCCAGAAGATGGTCATACAGGTCATCGTGGTCAACCTAGAGTAGATATAAGCACAGCAGAAAATACAGCTAGTCAAGGACAAGGTGGAAGTCTATATGGTAGTGGCTTATCATGGAGTGGAGTAAAAGCACCTTTAGCAGCAAGTACAACATATTATTTTTGTAATTATACTGTTGGTCCTTACACTTTTACTGCAGGTGGTGACGGTATAGCTTCTAATTTTTACTATAATAATATGAATACTTCTTTATCTTTATCTGTTAGTGAACCAACGTCTGGTGGATCGGCTGGAGCAGGTGGCGTAGGTCAAGGTTATAATCAATCTGCTGGTTCGGCAGGTAGTGGAGGATCTGGTGGTACTAACGCAGGCACTGGTGGTAACGGAGGTGCAGGTGGTGCTTTTGGTGCATCGGGTTCAAATGGTTCTGTTGGCGGCAATGGTACAGGCACTGCAATTAGCTATCCATCTTCAGCGCCTGCAAATGGATCGGCTGCTTCAGCGGGTGGGGCTTCTGGTAAATCAATACAAGGAGACAGTAATGTGACACGAAGTGGCAGCGGTACTTTAACTGGAGGTGTGGCATAATGCCTTTTAACAAATTACAATTTCAAGCTGGTATTGTTTCTGATATTACCCCCTTTAGTAATCAAGGAGGATATACAGATGGTGACAAAATAAGATTTAGACTTGGTTCACCTGAAAAAATAGGTGGGTGGAGTAAATATAGTTCTAATACATATTTAGGAAGCGCTAGAAGATTACATAACTGGGTAGCTTTAGATGGTTCTGATTTTATGGGTATTGGCACACATCTTAAATATTACATAGAAGAAGGCCAAACATTTACAGATATAACACCATTAAGAGGAGATCCCGTAACAACTGGCGTTACATTTACAACAAATACAACCAGCGGTACTGAATCTATAGTTATAGTTAACAAAGTGGCACATGGAGCTAATCTAAATGATTTTGTAACTATATCTAATGCAGAAACAACTGCTGGTATTAGTGCAGATACTATGAATGTAGAGCATCAAGTAACAGAAATAATTAGTTCTAATGCTTTTAAAATAAACGTTGGTAGTAATGCAACATCTGTAGTTACGGATAATGCTTTTAAAAGTTCTGGCAGTGTTACATTGAACTTTCAGGTAAATGTAGGGTTAGACAATACCATTGGTGGAACTGGTTGGGGTGCAGGTCAATGGAGCGGTACAACAAATGGTGCAGCCGCAACTACTATAAATGAAGGTAGTACCTTTTCTGCATCAGATACTACTTTAACTGTTACTAGTGGAACAGGAATATCTGTTGGTGATATTATACTAATAGAAAAAGAACTATTATTTGTATCAGGCGTTTCTACAAATGATTTGACTGTTGTTCGTGGACATACTGGACTTCATGCTAATTCAACACCTACAGCAGGAACGGCAAGTAGCACACAAGACTCTAGTTCTTTTTCTGTAGCAGCAACACATGCAAACGGAACTTTAGTAAGATTAGCTTTTGGTAACTCTGATACTGATAATGACTTTATTGGTTGGGGTTCACCTGCAGCTGTTAGGGTATCTGGTGCGCAAATTAGATTTTGGTCACATGATAATTTTGGTGAAGACTTGATAATTAATCCTAGAGATGGTGGTATTTTTTATTGGGATAAAACAGATGGGTTAGGAAACAGAGCAAAAGAATTAAGTGATACTTCTACTTTTAATGGTGAAACAAGTGTTCCAAAAGTAGCTAAACAAGTTCTTGTTTCCGATCAAGATAGGCATCTTATATGTTTTGGTTGTGATGGTATTGGAGCCACGGCAACAACTACACAAGGCGATGGTATTCAAGATCCTTTACTAATACGTTTTTCATCACAAGAAAATCCAGTTGATTTCTTTCCTACTGATATTAACACCGCAGGTGATTTAAGAATTGGTGGTGGCTCTACATTTATGCAGGCAGTAGAAACAAAAGAGCAAATACTTGTTTTTACAAATAAGAGTTTACATTCAATGAGATTTACTGGCCCACCTTTTACTTTTGGTATAAAAGAGTTGTCTAAAAATATAACTATAATGAGTCCTTTCTCTGCTATAGCTGTTGATGATAGCGTTTATTGGATGGGAGTTGACACATTTTATGTTTATAATGGCTCTACTCAACAATTACCCTGTACTGTCAAAGATAAAGTTTTTTTAGATCTTAATCTTGAAGAAAGAGATAAGGTGCATGTAGGTGTTAATACAGAATTTAGTGAAATAATTTGGTTTTATCCTAGTGCTAGTGTTAGAGAAATAGATAAATATGTAATTTATAATTATTTAGAAAATATTTGGTACTTTGGTACTTTAGCAAGACAGGCATGGATAGATAGAGGTATAAGAGATTTACCCATTGCAACTGGTGGTCAATATTTATATAACCATGAAACAGGCTTTGATGATGATGGAGTCGCAATGACATCTTTTGTTGAATCTGCTCCTATGTCTTTGGGTAATGCTGACAAGTTTTCTTTTATAAATACAATAATACCTGACATAAACTTTTCAGGATCAACGGCAATTAATCCACAAGTTGATTTTACTATAAAAGCAAGAACACATAGTGGTTCAGGATTTACACAAACTGATGACAGTAACACAGCACAAAGATCAGCAACAACTCCAGTAGAGGCTTTTACTAATAAGCTAGACGTAAGGATTAGAGGCAGAACTTTTGCTTTGCGTGTAGAAGATACTGGAGCAGCTTTGGGGACTAAATTTAAATTAGGATCTCCACAAGTTAACGTAGTGCAAGATGGAAGAAGATAATGTTAGTTGTAAGTTTACCACAATATGTACAAGGTCTTACAAATGCAAAAATAGATCTTACTGGCACAGCACAAGCTACTTTATACACAGCTCCAAGTAACGCTGACTCAAACTCATCTGTAATTAATTCATTATTGGTTGTGAATGATTCATCAAGCTCATCAACAATAACGGTAACTGTTACGGGTAATGGTTTGAACTCTTCTGGCGCAGTAACAAACCATGAGTTTACTTTATTTAAAACACAAACCATAAATGCAAATACTACTACTGAGTTGTTAACAAACGATTATATATTAAAAGGTGGAGAAATTTTAAAAGTAACAGCAGCAAATGCAGACAGGTTACATGTTATTGCCAGTATCCAAGAATTTGCTATAGTAAGAACTCCACAGAGTACTTTATAATGACAGCATTTATGTTGGCATGCTATCTAAACGGAGTGGCAGAGGGAGCAATATATTTCCGATCAGCAGCAGATTGTGTGATGTTTTCTAAGTATTTGAGTAAACAAGAGTATAGAATAAAAGGTGAAACACAAATTTATGAATGTATTTGTAAACTTGTACCAAAGATAAACGAAAAGAAAGTGAGGGTATATTAATGTTACAGGCTTTAATAGGTCCTGTTACAGGACTACTAGATAAATTTATTCCTGATGCTGATGAAAAGGCGAGAATCGCCCATGAGTTAGCTACCATGTCTGAAAAACATGCCCAGCAACTTGCTCTTTCTCAGATAGAAGTAAACAAAGCAGAAGCTGCAAGTGGCTCTATATTTAAAGGCGGATGGCGCCCAGCGGTTGGGTGGGTCTGTGCGATTGCTTTTGCCTATCATTTTATAC